CTGAGGTGTTTCCCCCCTAGCTCTAACGTCTGGCTAACGACCGGTCTCACTTTGTTTATTAGATGCTACCGACAAGAAGCACCTGGGTTTTCCAGAAGAACCCACTAACTCTTCCCTGCTGCGAACAGAGGATGTACCCACCCACTCCCTTTTGAAACCAGGGTATTTGTGATATTGCACTGCTGGAAACTCCAAATTAACATCTAACCTATCGGCATCGCGAGCATAGCGACAGAAATAGTCTCCCCACAATAAGGGTAGTTTTGCTACGAGGACAGGATCGTCCAAGGGTTGTATGTTAGTTAAGGAGCGCAAATATGCCTCTATATGGAATTGTTGTTCCACGGTGAAACCGTATAGTTTCTCAACGAGGAGCCGGGTCGCCCAACCCGTCTCCTTCCAAGGTATGTTCCCTCGGATTACGGCCAGCTTCACGATGCCTTTCTTGTAGCTATCGAAGCCTTTCTGGTCCATTAACTTAAGTACTTTGCGATTGGGGATCCCTCCGGTCACTCTCAATCCAAATGCTGCAAGTTCCTGTATTATAGGACAACCAGGGTACTGAAATGCGTACGACAAAGCCTTACAACGCAATAGCGTCCGCAACTTAGAGCTACGGCACCTATTGTGAGTTCGTTGTGTCCAGCCGAAGTTTGCTAAAACCTTCGCTGGATCTGTGACATTGATCCTATCTTCGGGATCGAAAACTATGCCACAGAAGGACGCAGTAGAAATCGTGTCATGTTCCTCTGCTTTAATAACTAAGCCTAACTTGGCGAAGTCCTCTGTCTTGGGGGGGTTCCCAATCATGGTAAAAAGACCATCGTCTCCTTCAACCACGCCGATTACCTCAGTACAACCTGCTTCCTCGCAGGCGAACAACATGAACATTAGGTTTGAAAACCCATTGCCCAAGGAGGTGCACATCTCCCCTGACATCCGTGTGGCCTTCAGGCTCACACGGAAGTGTTTAAAGACACACAAATTTTCGCCGCCTAACACCTCTCGAACAAGGCGCATGAAATTGGCTCCATCTGGCAGGAACGCTGTCATGTATGAGTATAGCTGAAACTCACAGGCGACCATCAACTTCTCGACGAATAGCGACTCAAAAGCCGTGTAATCTGTTGCGAGATATTTAGCCCCTTCACGATGTAGGCGCTCCATTATATAATCAGGGCGCTCGGCTACAGGGACGTGCTTTATAAAGGCAGGCAACTTGTATACCTCCTCCTCTATTAGCTTAAAGATGGGACCCACAGCACACTTAAACTCATCAGACCGGGAGTTAATAGCCCGGGGGTGCTTGTAGGTTGGATAAGACTCATCTTTCATGAAGGAACTGCATCGGAAGTAGCGACGGGCCTTATCTGGGTCCCATATGCTTCCAACGCCATCCCACTGTACGCGCAGCTCTTTTCGGCGCCAGTCAGGGTAATCAGTGTGCGCGAGCCAATGCTCTATCGTCACATCTGCATCAGCGGCAATTGGTGTCAAATTGCGCCGGACCCAAGTCTTGACGAACAAACTGAACTTCTTCAGTGTAGCGTCACAAGCCTTCGGCGGTTTTATTGCAAACCTCTTCCTCACCCCAGCCTTAGTGGTCCTTGGATCGAGGG